GTTCCTGTTCAAGTCGGAACCCGCCGTGGTCACGCCCGCGACACCGGGCGGCTTGTTCCTGTTCATGCTGTTGGGCGGCTTCTACGGCGGCACGGCGACCTCGAGCGTGTTCCGTCGGGTCATTGGCTTCACGCGCAGTGGCTCGAGAAGCATCGACCTGGAAGGCTAGCCCATGACCATCCTCGAACTCTTGCAATCGATTGAGTGGGAAGGCGATCCCGTCCATCACGTCTGCCCGAGTTGTCAGCAGATGAAGATGGTGGGCCATGCCAAGGGATGCGAGTTACTGCACGCGATAGAGTTTGCCCGAGCGCCATTTGTCCCATACGAGGCAAGAGTGGTGGTGCCGGCGCTCGACCATCGCACCAATGCCGAGCTGTTGGCGATGATTGCGGACGCGCACGAGGTGTATGGTGCCTGAAGGCCGACTCCAGCGCACGCGGCAGGCGTATCAGGAGCGACTCACGCCAGGTCAAGCCTTAGCAGAGCGCCGCTATGAGGAAGGGTGGAAGATTTTCTACGGTCGTAATGTCGCTGCCTTTAGTGAGGTGCCAGCCGACAAGGCGCGAGAGCTTCGTGCCGTCTATGACGAGCTGATGGGTCGAGAGCCCAAATCCACACAGTAAGCGCGAGTATGCCGAAGTTTGGACCCAATAATCCACCGCCGGGGCGCAAGGGTCGGCCCAATAAAGCCACCGCCAATGCCCGTGAGGCGATTGCGCGGCTGGTGGATGGCTTCTCGCCGCGTCTGGAGGAATGGCTAGAGGAGATTTACCAGAAGGAAGGCCCACAAGCGGCGTGGCGCTGTTTCTCGGATGTCGTGGAGTATCACATCCCGAAGTTGGCGCGGACTGAACTGACCGGGAAGGATGGTCAGGATCTCACGGTCAACGTGGTGAAGAAGTGGTAGTGGACCTGGGGTATGAGCCGCGCCCCCAACAGGTGCGGATTCATCATGCCCTCGAGGCGCATCGCTGGGTCGTCGCGGTCTGTCATCGGCGCATGGGAAAGACCGTCTGCGCGATCAACCACTTGGTCATGTCGGCGCTGGAATGCACCAAGCCGAGACCACGCTACGCCTATATTGCGCCGACCTATCGACAGGCCAAGTTGATTGCGTGGGATTACCTGAAGGCGTATACCAAGCCGATTCCGCGTGTGGAGCATCGGGAGTCGGACCTGATTGTGAATCTGCCTGGTGATCGGCGGGTGCAATTGTTCGGCGCGGACAATCCCGATGCCTTGCGCGGCCTCTACTTCGATGGCGTGGTGTTCGATGAGTATGGCTTACAGCCGTCGAACATCTTTACCGAAGTCGTCAGGCCGGCACTCGCGGATCGGCAAGGCTGGGCGCTGTGGTTGGGCACGCCGAACGGGAAGAACCAGTTCTACGACGCGAAGCAGCAGGCGATTGGCAACGATGACTGGGCCTTTCTCGAGTTCAAGGCGTCCGATACCAAGCTCATTCCTGAGCACGAGTTACAAGCCGCTCGCGCCGTCATGACGGAGGACGAGTATCGGCAGGAATGGGAATGCTCGTTTGAAGCGGCCGTGAAGGGCGCCATCTTCTCGCAGGAGCTGGAGCAGTTGCGGACGCAGGAGCGCATCACGTCAGTGCCCGTCTCGCGCACGTTGCCCGTCCATACGGCGTGGGATTTGGGCGTCGGCGATGCCTGCGCGATCTGGTTCGTCCAGACGCTCAAGAGTGGCGAAGTGCGCGTGGTGGACTTCTACGAGGCCAGCGGGGAAGGCTTGCCGCACTACGCCAAGGTGTTGCAGGAGAAGGGCTACGTCTACGGCACGCACTACGCGCCACATGACATTCAGGTGCGGGAACTTGGCAGCGGACGGTCTCGGATTGAAACGGCCGCGCAGCTTGGCATCAACTTCAAGGTCGTCCCGAATCTGCCTATCGAGGACGGCATCCACGCGAGTCGGATGCTGCTCGCAAGCTGCTGGTTCGATCGCGACAAGACGCAAGCGGGCCTCGAAGCCTTGCAGCATTACCGGCGCGACTACAACACGCGGCTCAATGAGTTCAAGGCGGTCCCGGTGCATGACTGGGCCAGTCACGCGGCGGACGCCTTTCGGTATCTGGCCGTCGCATTGAAGGAGCAGCCAGCGGTGCCAGTGCTCTCGTCGATGCGGCAACCGTTGGCGTCAGGATGGATGGGCGCATGACCGCTGAAGACCTCGCCGATCGCTTGGTGGGCAGCGGCAAACCCATCAACAGCGAACGGATTGCCAAGTTTGCGCGGCATCTCCAGTCGCGGCAGCACTTGGAGGACACGTTGGCCTGTCTGACGGATGAGCAGGCCGAGGCGGTGCGGGCATTGATTGAGCCGTATCTGCGGAGGTTGGTGTAGTGGGCTGGCTGTCTCAGCAGCTCGTCGCCTGGCAAGAGATCCTGCTCGGCTGCCTCTTGCTGGTGGTGGGGTTGTTCGCGGAAGACTGGATTGACGAGTGGCGGAAAAGGACGCGCGGATGATACGAGACCTGACCGAAGCCGAACAGACCGCGCTGAAAGACCGCTGGAAGTCTGCGGATGGCGCCTACAGCGAACAGATCACCAAAGAGCTTGATGACCTGCGCTTTGAGTCGGGCGAGCATTGGGATGAGGCAGTCAAGCAGGAGCGCGATAGGTCAGGGAAGCCCTGCCTGACGATTGATTTGCTGTCAGGACCGACTAAGCAGGTCTTGAATCAGGCCCGCTCGGCCCGTCCTGGGATTGTGGTCAATCCACGTGGGGACGGGGCGACACAGGAAACCGCGCAGCTCTGGCAGGCCATCCTCCGACGCATTGAGACGAACTCGAACGCGGACTACGCCTACACGTGGGCGAGTCAACATCAGGTCAAGATGGGCCGGGGCTACTGGCGGATTCTGCCCTATTACGTGGCGGAGAGTTCGGACGAACAAGACCTGAAGGTGTGCTGGATTGACAACCAGCACAGCGTGTTCCTGGACCCCTCAGCCAAGGAGCCGGACAAGTCCGACGCGCGGTGGGCATTCGTCTATGACGACCTCACGATGGACGACTACAAAGCCCGCTTTGGCGAGTCGTCTGTAGCGGCCCACAACGGGCTGTTTGGTGTTGGATCATCGGCTCCGCCTGATTGGTTGACCAAGGAGCGCGTCAGGATCGCGGAATACTTCTACATCGAGGAAAGCTCGAGAACCCGCCACACGCTGAGCGACGGCACGTATGTCTGGGATGACTTGCTCGAGCGCGGTCCACGCAAGCGGGTGAAGGGGAAATACACCAAGGGCGATCCGCTGCTGCCTGAGGGGCAGTCCATTGTCCGCTCGCGTGAGATACCCAAGCGCACGGTCAAGTGGATGTTGACCAATGGCGTCGAGGTCTTGGCCGAGACGACGATCCCCGGTCGGCACATTCCCATCGTGGAGATTGTCGGCGAGCGCCGGAACATCGGCGGGAAGGTGGACTATCGCGGCCTGGTGCGGATGGCGAAAGACCCGCAGCGCCAAGTGAACTACATGGAGTCGGCCTCCACCGAATCCGTAGGTGTTGGCGCCAAGTCGCGGTGGTTGGTCGCGGATACACAGATTGCCGACTATCAGGACATGTGGGCCACGGCGAACCGCAAGAACTGGGATGCCTTGGTCTACAGCCCGCAGTCGGTCGGTGGGTCCATGGTGCCGCCCCCGATTCCGATTGACCGCGAGCCGCCGATTCAGGCCACCACGATGTCGGCCCAGCGGGCGTCGATGCAGCTTCGAGCGATTCTCGGCTACGTCGATGTCTCCATGAACGAGGCTGGGCCGGAGGGTGCAGCCGCCTCGGGTCGGGCCATCAACGCCCGCAAGCTCCAACAGGAGATGCAGGCGTCGGACTACATGGACAATCTGGGTCGAGGCATTCGCCTGACGGCCAAGATTCTCTACTACATGGTCCGCGAACTCTACGACACGCCGCGCTTGCTCCGCATCAAGGGCGCCGACGACAAGGAGCGCGACATCATCACGCATTTGGGGCCGGAACAGCAGCAGCAGGCGATGGCGATGCGAACGCAGGCCGTCCAACATGTGTTCGACTTGCAGGCGGGGGATTACGACTTCGCGTTCACGGCGGGCAAGTCCTACCAGAGCCAGCAGCAGGAAGCGACCGACGCGATGGGGCAATTGTTCACGGCCGCCCCGGAACTGGCGAAGGTGGGCGCCGACATTTGGGTCCGCAACATGACGTGGCCAGGCTCCTACGAGCTCGCGGAGCGGCTGAAGAAGGCCAATCCACTGGCGCAGGATGACAAGGAGCAGAACATCCCGCCCCAGGTCCAGCAGCGGCTCCAGGCGCTTGATCAGTATGCCCAGATGGCGCACGAGCAGATTCAGCAGCTCAACCAGATGATCTCGGAGAAGCAAGCCGAACTGGATACCAAGAAACTGATTGCGGCGGCGGAGATTGAGGCGAAGAAGGAGATCGCCGCCGCGCAAGAGGAAACCAAGCGGCTGATTGCCAATCTGGAGGTGGAGAAAGCCTCGGCGCTGGCGATGCTGGAAGGGCAGCGGGCGGAGCTGGAAGCGGCACGCGCCCACGCGCATGACATCGGCATGGAGTCGATGCGGGCGGTCCATCGGGCGGCGGATACCGTGCGGAAAGAGCAGGAACGGCGCAAGTCCATCACGTTCAAGCGGGGGCCGGATGGGGCCATTGAAGGCGCGACCGTCGAAGGTGAAGCGCCAGAGGCCGAAGGAGCGGAAGCCTAATGGCGATCACGCAGGCAATGTGCAATTCGTTCAAGACGGAGATTCTGTCCGGGACGCATGTCTCGACGGACGTCTACATGATTGCCCTGTATACCTCAGCGGCAACGCTGAGCAAGGCGACCACAGCCTACAGCGCGACCAATGAGGTGAGCGGGACGGGCTACGTGGCTGGTGGGCAGACGTTGGTCGGCTTTACGGCCGCCTTAGACACGGATACGGCGTTTATCGACTGGTCTACCGATCCCTCATGGGCCAATTCCACGATCACCGCGCGTGGGGCGCTCATTTACAACAGCACGCGCAGTAACAAGGCGGTCGCGGTGATTGATTTCGGCTCGGACATCACGAGCACGAATGGCACGTTTACCGTCCAGTTCCCGTTGCCGGCAGCGGCGACGGCGCTCATCAGGATTGCCTAGTCATGGCTGACGGACTCTTCTACAACGACCTGCGCGAACCGTTCATCTCCGCCGACATCTCTGCCGTGACGTTGAGCACGACGGACTTGGCGCTCTATCCGGCGTCAAACTTCCCGGTGTTGGGCGGTCAGTATTGGGCGCGACCTGGCAAGAAGATGCGCATCCGGATGTTCGGCAAGATTACGACGGCCGCGACACCTGGCAATCTCACGTTTGACGTGTATTACGGCAACGGCGGGAACGCCAACGGCACGATCATCGTCTCGTCGGCCGCACAGACGCTCGTGGCTGGACAGACCAATCTGTCTTGGTGGCTGGATCTCTACGTGCATTGCCGCACGACGGGCAGCACGGGCACGTTGTTCGCGACAGGGAAAGCCTTCTTCAATACCTCGGTGATTGCGGCCGGCACGTTTCTGCTCCCGGCCTCAGCGGCAGTGGCCTCAGGGTCGGTCGATTTGACGGCGGCGAACATCATCAGCGTGCAGGCCAAGCGGTCAGGCTCGACAGCGGAGACGATGACCGTGCAGGATCTCGAGGTCACGTCCCTGAACTAGTCCGTGCGGAATAACCAGAATCCCCTCCTGTTCCCGCTGACACGCGGGAGACGGCCGCATCCGATTCCCCTGCAGGGCCTCCTAATCCTGCCTGGGTCGGATGGGCTGATTGCCGTCTCTGGCGTCAGTGCGACAGGCGCCATCGGGACGGTCGTCGTCAGTGGCGGGGCACTCAAAGCCGCAACAGGCGTCTCGGCCACGTCTGCCATTGGCACGTCGACGGCTAAGGCTGGCGCGTTCAAAGCCACGTCAGGCGTCAGTGCGACGAGTGCGATCGGCACCGCCACAGAGCAGGCGGGGGCGCTCAAGACGGTCTCTGGCGTCTCCAGTGCGTCCAGTGTCGGCAGCACGACCGAAACGGCGGCAGGGCTGTATGCCGTCTCTGGGGTGTCGGCCTCGAGCGCGGTCGGCACGGTCACGGCTAGTGGTGGGGGTGCCTCGCAGGCCGCCACGATTGCCGTCGTCGGCGTGGTCGCCTACAGTTACAGCGGCAATCTCACGGCGCTGGGCGAGGGCGTCCCGTGGTGGGTCTTTGCCAATCAACAGCGGATCGGTATTGCCCCATTCCCTGAGCAGCACGAGTCGATTGCGGCACAGGCAGACCTGAAATGGGGTGCGAACGCCCATTGCCGGGTTGGTCGGGTTACGGCTGTCGGTCAGACGAACGCCCTGCCGATCGGTGGTTGCGTAGCACGGTCTGCGGTGGGCAGCGTGAAGGCAAAAGGCGTGCGAAACCCGACCGAGGACGAACTGGCGACGATTCTCTTGTTGGCGGCATAGAGGAGGACGATGCGGATTAACGGCACGATGGGCAATCGGGCAGACCTGAAGAAAGCCATCAAGCAGCAGGGCGCAGCGGTCAACACGACCATGGACGCCGTGATCCAGTTGCATCACGGTGTCGATCAGCTGACGCAGCGGGTCGATGCGCTGGAGCAGGACCGCGAACGACTCAAAGGGGCTTTGGCGCGGTTGCGTTGGCTGATGGTGGGTCGATGATGGACATTCTCACCGCAGACGAGGAGCGCGAGTGGTTCTTGTCGCTCGGCAAGACCACGAAGCAACGTCGGGCGATGGTGACGGAGCTCTTGGACCATGCCTATGAAGACGGCATGACGCCCTACGACAAGGGCGTCTGTGCGCGGTGGCTGTGGTTGACAGGGAAGCCCTATCGCCAGCAGGAGGCGGCATGAGTACACAACTAGAGCGCATGACGCAGCGAGTGGCAGAGATTATTGCTAGTAAGTTAATCCGACCGCTTCGGTTTGTCGATGAGGCCATCGCCTTCGTCCCAACGCCTCAATTGACACAGGTGCAGTCGATCGTGGTCGATTGGGGTGCCGACGAATCCATCCTTGACTCCGCCGCGCTGGCGTTGGCCGAGGCTCTCTTGCGTCATGGCGCGTTCCAATGTGGGGACATGCCGGCCATAAGATTGGGCGAGACAGTCGCCGGGTGCGCGTTTTACCGCGACAGCCAGGCCGGGTTGTCGGTGCGTGGGCTGGAGCTGGAAGAATGGATGGTATCAACACTGACAGGCGGTCCGGCTGACGTGGCGGAATTCAGGCATGTCGCTCAATTCGACGTGCTTTATGGGTGCAAGTAGTGTGACCACGCGGTTGATTGCCAGCCTCTCGGCCACCACCGGGACCGACTCAAAGGGGCTTTGGCGCGGTTGCCGACATGGGGGATCGGTGACATGTCCACGCGACTAATGGCTGCATTGGCTAGAGAGTTCGGCATTAGTGAAACCGAAGCGCAGCGAATAACCAATCGCACTGCGTTTGCGATTGGAGAGCAGATAACGATGCCCGATCTGCTGATGCGCCTCTATACCGAACGCTATACCGGATCACTGGTGCTGCACTTCGGCCAAGGGATTGCCCATGCGGCTGAATTTCCGCAGCCACCGATCCGAATCCTCCTTGACAGGCCCCAGAAACGCACGTAGCCTTGACACGGTAGTGTAGACTCCGCGCAGCTACGGGCGCGGGTCGCAGAACAACTTCATAGCCTGACGGTTGCCCCGCGCGAGCGGGTCACCAACACAAGGCCGGTTCCAGACGCATCTGCGTTTGGGCCGGCCTTTTTCTTTTGGTCTGGAGACGCATGGAAGCAACGGAAACCGCGCCCGCGACGCAGCCGATTACGGCCGCGACACTTACGCTGCGCGAACAGGCTGAACTCAACGACGCCAAGACTGACGCGATTCCTGTCGAAACGAAGGCCGCAGAAACGCCTGCGGCGCCAGTCGTAGACGAGGCTGCCGCGACAGCCGAAGCCGACAGCCTGAAGCCGGATGCCGAGTTGTCTGAGGCAGGCCGGAAGCTGCGCGCCTCGAGACTCGACGCCCGAAAGGCCAAGCTCCAGACCGAAATCAGCGAACTGAACGAGCTGCTGCGCCAGCGCAAGGAATTGCGCGAGCAGATGGCCGTGGTTCAGCCTCCGCCCGCTGCAGAATCGCGCCCTGCGGCACCGGCGATCGACCCGCGCGACCCGGAACCCACCTACGAGAGCTTCGTCGCGGCCAATCCGAACCATGCCGACCCCTACGCGGGCTATCTCCGCGCCCAGGCGGCGTGGGATCGACGGCAGGAAGCGAAGCAGGAGCACGCCGCGCGTCAGCGTGTGGCCGAGGAGCAGTCTGTCTCACAGGCGATTTCGACCTATCAGGGTCGCGCGCAGGTGATGCGGGAGCAGTTCTCGGACTTCGACGCGGTAACCGACCCCTTTATCGCCCAATACGCCCAGCATCCGTCCTCGCCAGCCATTGCCGCCTTTGTGGCGAGTGATGCGCTCGGCCCGCAGGTGCTCTATCACCTTGCGACCCATCCGGACGCTGTGAAGGACGTATTGGCTCCTGGCGTGAACCCGTTGGTCGCGCTGGGCGAAGTCAAAGCGACGGTGCGTGCGGCGATGGCGCCGAAGCCCGTTCCCACATCACAGGCCCCGGCGCCCCCGTCCGTGACGGTGGGCTCGGGTGCTCAGCCCACCGACGAGTCGGCCCGGTCCCTCAAGGAGCATGTGCGCCTGCGGGAACGCGAGGACCGTGAGCGTCGGGCGAGGTAATCATGGCATCAGTTGTCACTCCACAGTGGGTGGTCAACGAGATCGCGTATCAGTTCCTCAACAGGTGCGTCCTGGCGAAGAACGCGAACCGCTCGTATGACTCCCAGTTTCGCGTGAAGGGGGCGAAGGTCGGAGCGACCATCAACGCCCGCCTGCCGCAGCGGCCCCGTGCGGCCTCTGGCGCGCAGTTGAACAAGCAGCCCGTGATCGATCAGGTGACGCCGATCAGCATCACCGACCAGACCAACATCGGGCTCGAACTCTCCAGCTACACCCTGACGCTGGAAAAGTCCGAGATCATGCGGACCTGCATCATCCCGGCGGCCAATGCGCTCGTGCAGGACATGGAGAACAAGGGCTTCTCGCGGCTCTACAAGAAGATCCCGAACTCCATTGGCTCCGTGGGTGTGTCCCCGACGGCGGGCCTCACGTATTCGCAGGGCAACGCCAAGCTCGTGGACATGAACGGCAACAACCGGGATCTGGTGGCGATTCTGTCGTCCGACCAGAGCGCGGTGATTGCCGATGCCCAGAAGGCGTATTTCGCGCCGACCGGGGCCATTAGCTCGGCGTTCACCAAGGGCCAGTTCGGCGGCCCGGCGTATGGCATCGAGAAGTGGTTCAGCTCGCCGAACGTGGCGGTGCATACCACGGGCGCCACGACCACGGCGACCCCGATTGTCAGCGCCTCGGCCAACGTCGTGGAAGGTGCCACATCCCTCAGTTCGACCGGGTGGGGCTCGGGCAATACGACCATCCAGGAAGGCGACTGGTTCACGATGGCGGGCGTCTACGAGATCAACTCGGCGACGTTTACCAGCACGAACCGCCTGCGGCAGTTCACGGTCACCCAGACGACCACGGATAGTTCGGGCACGGTGACGCTGAACTTCTATCCGCCTCTCTACGCCGCCGCCACGCCGCTCCAGAACGTGACGGCGCTGCCGGCGAACTCGGCGGTCATCACCTACCTCGGCATGTCGGCCGGTGGCTCGCAGACGGCGACCACGAGCCGTCAGGGCCTCATCTTCGCGGAAGACTCGCTGGTCCTGGCGATGGCCGACGCGGAGGACGTGGACGCCCCGGTGTGCGTCTTTGCCCGGGATGAAGAGCTGGGGATCAGCATGCGGCTGACCAAGAGCTTCGACATCTCGAATGACAACAACCTCGCACGCCTCGACATGTTCTGGGGCTGGAACGCCATCAGGCCGGAATGGACCTGCTTGCGCGTGCAGGGAGCCTAAGCCATGTCTATCGCACAGCTCTCGAGCACGACTCTGAACACCACGGGCGGTATCGACGCGCGGCAGACGCGCTTCGTGCTGACCTCGACCTCGAACATCTACGGCGTCGGATCGCTCGTCGCGGGTCAGGGCCAGTCGGTCCTGGTCATCGACGACGAGAAGATGCTGGTTCAGTCCATCCCCATCTCGGGCACCGTCGAGGTGATTCGCGGGGTGGATGGGTCCAAGGCCAAGCCGCACGCGAACAGCTCCACGGTGTGGTTCGGCTCCAAGGACAAGTTCGGCGCGGCGACCGAAGGGGGCTATGTCGGCCTCATCGGCACGGGCGGCACGCCGGACGGCATCCTGCCCACCTATGGCGTTCCGGGCACGCGGCGGGCGGTCGCGGGCAAGGAATACGTCATGTGCAACTTCGACACCACGGTCCATACGGGCGTGACGGTGTCGATCAGCAACGATGGCAACTACACGGCCACGGTGCTGGTGGCGGGCTTCCAGGGCTCCGTCGGGGTGGTCGCCGAGCAGACCTCCACGTCGGATCAGTGGGGCTGGGTGCAGGTGTATGGCGCGGCCAACGCGCAGGACGCGAGTGCGACGAGCGGTATCACGTCGGCCTATGTGCCGATTGTGGCCGCTTCGGTGTCCTCGCCGAATGCCGGCATGACCGCCGTCATCAATACCACGTCCACGGCCCAGCGGTACATCTACAACATGTTCATTACCGCTGATGCAACGACCAACGTGACGTCGGCCGTCTCACACACGGGTGTGGGTCTGCCGGTGTTCCTGAACTACCCCTACGTGCTCGCCGCGGCGAGCGACCTGGGGCTCTCGTAGTATGGCGGTGGCCCTGACGCGGGCGGAAGTGGCGGGGGTGAAAGTCCCTCGTCCACCAATGGCGGGTCAGGGCCGCCTCCGCAAGATTGGCTTTCTCGGCTCACACGAAAAGAGCCTGAAGTTCGCGCCCTGGGACGATCCCTCCTGGGAACTGTGGGGGCACGCCAGTTCACGCGGCATGTTCCAGCGCGAGCCGGATGTGTTCTTCGACCTGCACCGCAAGGAATGCTGGGCGAAGTCCAACAACAAGGGGCAGAAGTATCTGCGGTGGCTGGCGACCTGTCGGACGCCTATCTACATGCAGGAGCGATTTCCAGAAGTGCCGGCGTCGATCGCCTACCCGTTTGAGCGCGTCTCGATGGGCATGGCGCGCAAGTATTTCACCTCGCATGTCGCCTACATGATTGCGCTGGCGTTGACGGAAGGCGTGACCCATCTCGGCTTCTTCGGCGTGAACTACTCGCCCGACTGTGAATACGGCACGCAGCGGGGGAGCACGGAGTATTGGATGGGCCGCGCCGAGGCGCTGGGCGTGCATCTGGTGATGCCGGAGACCTGCACGCTCTTGGCCGACCCGAAAGAGCTGTACGGCTACGAGTCGCACGACGAGCACGGCAAGCTGGTCCATGCCTACACGAAGCGGGTCTGGACGCGGGACCGCGTGGAGACGGCCAAGACACTGGACAGGCACGGCCTCGAGGTGATGCCAGAGGACATTCGCCGACAGGTGGAGCTTGAGACGTTGGAGACGCCTCGCCCTGAGTGAACTGGTGGGGGCGTGACGTGGTGGCGGCTGATTTGGCGGAACTGGTGGATGCCAGCGTGGCGGGTGGGGCACCTCTTGACCGTCGCACGCTCCTGGCGGTCCTCGACCTGCTTACCGAGGCGCGCAAAGAGTTTGGGCCGTTGAGTGCGGCCAGCGTCACCACGGTGCAGCATCGGATTGCACGACTGTTAAGGGAGACATCGACTCATGGCTGACGCGGGCTATTCACGCTTCGTCACGATTACCAAGTCTGACACGCTGGACATTGACGGCAACGACACCACCAAACCGATGCAGATGTCCTCACTGCCGGATGGGATCATCGTCAATGCGTCAGCCGCAGGAAAGACGGCGATCCTCATCGATGTGGCGGGCAATTCGACCACATTGACGGTGCAGGCGGCGGGCTGTTTCTTTCTGCCGCTGCGCGTGCGTCGAGTGGGTGCCAGCTCGACGGCGGAATCGTTCATCGCGGTCTATCGCTGATGGATCAGGATTACGACATCGCCTGCTATCCACGCTGGCGGTATCACCGGACGTTGCCAGCCGTGATTGTGCCTGACGTGGACGCGGATCGGGCGTTGGGGCCGGACTGGGCCGATACCCCAGCCGCGTTCTATGCCTCAGAGCACACGCCGGAAGTCTCGGTGATGGAGCCGCGGCGGCGCGGACGGCCGAAGCGGGAGGTCTAGATGGGCTGCTATCTCAAGCAGAACAACACCGCAACACCGCTCTACTTCCTGCTCGTCTCGTCCTCGGACCACATTACCGGGGCCACGGGCAAGACGCCGACCGTTACCATCCTGAAGTCGGGCGCGTCGAGCTTTACCACGCCTGCGGGCGCGGTCACGGAAATCGGGAACGGCCTGTATCAAGTCGCGGCCAATGCGACCGATGCGAACACGCTCGGCCCGTTGATGCTGCACGCGACGGCGACGGGCTGCGATCCGCGCAATGACGAGTTTGAAGTCCTCCAAGACCTCACGGCGGCGGCGGTCGCCCTGTCGCCGTCCAGCACGGCCACCACGTCGATTACGGCGCGGACACTGGTGCATGGGGCGATGCGGCTCTTGGGGGCGTTGGCGCCAGGGGAATCCGCGACGGCATCCGAAACGTCGGATGCCCTCTTTACGCTCAATCAACTGATCGATGCGTGGGGTGCCGAGCGCGTCTTGGTGCCAAGTACGACCCGGACGACCTACAGCCTGACGGGTGGGACGGCGAGCTATACCATCGGCCCGGGTGGGACATGGAATCAGGCGTGGCCCAATTGGATCGCGAAAGCGGGCCTGATTTACACCGCGTCCAGTGTCAGTTACGAATTCCCGCTGGAGCCCTTGACGCTGGATCGGTATGCGGGCATCAGTTACAAGTCCGTGCAAGCGCCGTTTCCGACCTCGTTCTACTACGACCACGCCTATAGCAACGGCTTGGGCACGGTGACGCTCTGGCCGGTGCCGAGCGGGACACAGACCGTCTCGATTGCGCTCTATACCTCGGCCACGCTGTCGCAGTTCGCGTCCTTGGATACGGCGTATGCCTTTGCCCCGGGGTATGCGCGAGCGTTGCGCTACAACCTCGCCAAAGAACTGCTCGCGGAATATCCCGCTGGGCTGACGGCCCCGAAGGTCGAAGGCATCGTGCGGATCGCAGGAGAAAGCAAGCTGGCGATCGCCAAACCCAACTACCGGCCGCGTGAATTGACCTGTGAACCGGCACTGCTCCAGCCGCGTCGCTCTGGATCGGGCCACTGGTCAATCCTGTCGGACGCGCCGAACCGCGCATGACCCCTCTGCGCGGATTTATCGGGCCATCGGCGCAAGGGCAGTTCACGGCGGTCAATGCCGAGCGGACCGTGAATTGGTATCTGGGAAAGGCGGCGATTGCGGGCGGCACCCCTCGTTCGGCGGAATGGTTGCTCGGCACGCCGGGACTGGTCGCGGTCGGCACGGCGGGGACGGGCCCACATCGGGCGGCCTTTCAGCAGGATGGCCGCTCGTTCCTGATTTCCGGCACCGGGTTCTATGAGTTCTTCTCCGATCATTCGGTCACGCTGCGCGGCACGGTGGCGGCTGGCACCGACATGGGAACCATCGTCAGCAATGGCGATGCGGGCGGCCAATTGCTGGTGGTGGTCGGGGGCTACGGCTACGTCTATAACAAGACCACGAACATCCTGACGCAGATTGCCGATCCAGACTTCCCGCAGGGCACGGCCTCGATGTGCTGTTTCCTCGATGGCTACGGGATCGTGCTGCAGTCCAGCGCCTCCACGTTCCAGATTTCGGCGCTCGAGGATTTTACCTCCTGGGATGCGCTCGACGTGGCGCAGAAGTCCCAAACGTCGGATCGACTGGTGGCGTTGGCGGTGGACTTCGACCACAAGGTCTTGTGGTTGTTCGGCAGCCAGAATACCGAAGTGTGGTGGGATGCGGGCGGCACGTTTCCATTCGAGCCGGTGCCCAATTCCATCATCTCCCTGGGTCTGTCCTCGCCGTTTGGCGTGTCGCAGCCCACCGAGGGTATTGTCTGGATTGGCGAGAACAGCGACGGCGGGCGGGCGATTTGGAGCGCGCAGGGATCGGCTTCCAAGCGGGTGAGCACGTCGGCTGTGGAAGTCGCGCTCAGTGACTATAGCACGGTCAACGACTGTTCGACGTTCGAGTATATCTGGCGCGGGCATGTGTTTAGCGTCTTCCTGTTTCCGACCGCCGACGCCTGCTGGGTCTACGACAACACGACCGAGCAATGGCATGAGTGGCTGTCGTGGAATGTGCGCGACGGGGACTGGCATCTCCCACTGGCGCGCACGCACATCTTCGCGTTCGAGAATCACTACGTTGGATCGGCGACGGACGGCACGATTTATGAGCTATCGGCCAATACCGCAGCCGATGGCAGTCAGACGCTGCGCCGGTTGCGTCGGTCGCCGCATGTGGTCGGCGATGGCTCCTGGATCACGTGCCATCGCTTGCGGTTTGACTTCCAGTCTGGTGTCGGCACGAGCGGTCAGGGGGCCACTCCGCAGGCGATGGTGCGGATCTCGCGGGATGGTGGCAAGACGTTCGGCGATGAACGATGGGTGCCGCTTGGGGCCACAGGTGCCTATACCACACGCGCGGAACTTCGGCGGAATGGCCGATGGCGCGATGGCGTGATCGAGGTGGTGGTCACCGATCCTGTCGTGACGGCGATGGTTGGCGCGTGGGGCGACTTTGAAGGGGCCGCCGCATGAGCAACATCTATATCCCCAAGGATCAACTACTCGTCGATCCGCAGACCGGCGCGATCAATTTCGGCTGGCTGGCGTTCCTCAAGACGCTGAGTTCGCGGATTGTGAGCGTGGCCTGGTCCACATTGAATTTTACGGGATCTAGCCTCGCCGATTTGGCCGTCCGCAGCGCGTCGGACTTGAGTAGCGGCACCGTGCCCCTGGCTCGACTGTCGGGGATTACGACCTCGCAGTTGTCGGCCTCGGCGGGCATCACGGAAACACAACTGGCCACGCACACGAAAGCGGGCTGGTATGGCGGGACGACACCTGGGACGGGGATTGCGGCAGGCTTGACGGTCTATCTCAGCCCGCGAGGCGCACACGCCACAGAATCCTCGACGGCGGTCGTGATCCCCATTGCCTCGGTGCTGAAACGGTTGCGCGTAGTGGCGGATGGCAGCCCGGGAGCGGGTAAGTCATTCGTCTACACGCTGCGCGTCAACGGGGTTGACCAGACGGTGACGGCGACGATGGCGGATGCCGCAACGACCGCCTCGGACTCGACGCACAGCGTGACGGTGGCAGCGGGGGATACGGTGTCGGTCAAGCTCGTGACCTCCGCAGGCGCGTCCACACGCGAACATGCGGTATCGCTGGATGTGACGACGTAGGGCAATGGCCGACTATTCCGCCCTCAACGCGAGACTGGCCGCCATCCCGGGGTATCTCGGCGCCGTGCAGTCGGCGAGCCCGTATGTGCGGGGTCAGGTGGCGAGGCAGTTCGCCGCGCAGGCGGGTATTCCCTGGACGGATGTGCCGTCCGGGGCGGTCAACGAGCGCGGCGAGTTCTACGACCCGAACGCGGACCACTGGTATAGCGATCCGCGCGTGGTGGGGCCGTTGGCGGTAGGTGGCGCGTCGTTGGGGTTGGGACTCTTCGCTGCGCCCGCCAGTGCGGCGGCGGGCGGGTCCAGCGCGGTGGGAAGCTCGGCGCCGATATGGGGCGCAGCAGTGCCGGGAGGACTTCCGGCAGGGATCACGATTCCGACAGCCGCGACATCAGCGGCGGCGACAACAGGTGGAACTATGGGATTGTGGAGTAGCGTCGGCATGCCATCGGCCCTCAACGCGGGGGCGTCCATTGTGGGGTCGCTCATCAATGCCCACGCGGCGGGGAACGCCTCCAAAGAGCAGGCGCAAGCCGCACAAGCCGCGCTCGACTTCATGAAGCAGCAGTATGGCGATGCGATGCAGCGCAACCAGCCGTACTTCACGGCCGGCACGAACGCCGTACTGGGGTTGTCTAATTTGCTCGGCCAGCAGACGGCGATGCAGGGCAAATACGGCACGACCGTCCGGCCATTGACCCTCTCGGCCCTCTCGACGCAGACGCCCATGCAGGCGGCTCCGCAGCCCGTCTCGACGACGCAGCCGGTGCCGATGGGGGGTCTGATGGGGCGAACGATGCAGGCCGCCCAGGCGGGCGTGCAGGCCCCACAGGGCCAAGTCGCCATGCGGGCGCCGAATGGGCAGGTGTCGTATGTGCCGTCTTCGGCGGTCGGGCACTATCAGTCGCTCGGCGCGACGGTGATCGGAGGCTGACATGCAGTTGGATTTCAACGACCCGACGCAGAACGAGGACTGGTTCGCCAGTAATCCGCCTCCGGCGCAGTCGGCGCAGCCTGACCCGTTGGCCGGTCGGTATCCCTTGGTCGGACCTGAGAACGTCCCGAACCAGAACGCGGCGGCGATTAACGCCGTCTATCAGTCGGACATCAAGCGGGCGCCCACGCAGGCAGAGTTCCTGTCTGACATGGACAATGCCTACCGCTACGGCACGCAGGGCTCACTCCTGAGCGACATTGCCGCGCGTGGGCACAACACGCCCGGCGGTGTCGCGCAGGACGACGGGAGCGGATTGTCGGGTGGGCCGGCGCTGCCGAACCTGTCGCAGTTCGCGTCTCCGCAGTCGCTCCAGCCGTGGACCGGCACGTTCACCGCCCCGACCGCGCAGGACGCGATGAACTCGCCGGGGTTCCAGTTTGACCTCAAGAACGGGTTGGCAGCCATTGAGCACAGCGCAGCCGCGAAGGGCACGCTGCTAACGGGTGGCACGATGAAGGCGTTGAATGACTATGCCCAGAACAGGGCGAGTCAGGAATACCAGAACGTCTACAACCGGGCCTATAACGAATACGACACGGCACGACAGAACTTCCTGACCAATGAAGCCAACCGCTACAACTCCCAGCGGAACAACCTGCTGGATCAGTGGGGCATCAACTCGGACTACTTCAACATGGGACGGGTCAATCGGCTGGACGATTTCAACATCTTCAACACGAATCGGGCCTTTGACTATGGAACGTTCAACGACAACCGGAATTTTGTCCGTGGGCTGAACCAAGACAGCATTCTGAACAACCTCAATCTGGCGGCGCTTGGCAAGCCGCCCGCGCCGAGCCTCTGATGAGCACGGTCAGCAACCTCACGGATCTGATGCTGCGGGTCGGGGATGCTCGCGCCGCGGGCATTCTTGGTCGGGCGCAGGCATTCACGCCAGCCATTACGAGCCTCGGCCAGCTTGCCAGCAATGTGCAGCAGGCGCAGCGGGCGCAGGAGGATCGCGCCCGGCAGATCGCGGAGCAGGCGCAGATTGGCAAGCTGCGGGATGCCCAGATTGCCCAAATCAACCAGGGCATGGACTTCGCCAGCCGTGATCAGGCCGAACAGGATAAGGCCCGTACGGAAGCGCGACATGCACAGGCCATCGGCAATTGGCTCACGTCAATTACGGCGGCTCCACCTGACGCGCAAGCCGGCATCTACGCACAGGGCCGATCGGCGCTCGCGCAGGCTGGCGTGTTGGATCAGCAAGACTTGGCGACCATTCCCGAACAGTTCCAGGGTCCGACGTGGGTGAAGGGCCAGATGGCGCGGCTGATGCCGGCCGTCGAGCGATACAAGGCGCTGTTCCCTGAAGAGAAGCCGATCGCCGTCAATGGGTCGCTGGCAACCAAGCAGCCGGACGGCTCCTACATCTTCCAGTCGGCTCCGCAGACGCCGCAGCAGTTGGCGGACGCGGCTGCCAAGAAGGCGGCCGAAGACCGCGCCAATGCGGCCCTGGACGAAACCAAGCGCCACAACAAGGCGATGGAAGCTCGGCCGGTCGGTGGAGCGCCAGTCGCTAGCACGTCGGATGTGGCGCTCGCGGTGCAGGGCATGAAGGACGGCACGCTACCGCCCATGCTGCCCGGTCGAGCCACGAAGGAATACATGGCGACGATGGCCGAAGCGAAGCGGCAAGGCTACGACCTTGCCACGGCGGCGACGGATTGGGCGGCCACACAGAAACACATCGCGACATTGAACGGGAATCAGCAGACGCGGCTGAACCAGTCCATCAATGCGCTGCCCGAACTACTCGACACCGTGGACGCGCTCGCGGCGAAATGGAAGGGCGGTCGGTTTCCGATCCTGAATCGTGCGAACCTCGCCGCCGCAAAGAACGGCGCGTATGGCGACCAGGTGGCGACGGTCGCGAGGCAATTGGACAGCCAGATTGCCGATATTACCGCCGACCTCGCGAATGTCTACATGGGCGGCAATTCCCCGACAGACCACGCCATTGAACTGGCGAGTAAGAGCCTGTCTGGGGACTGGAGCGAAAAGGTTCTGAAGGACATGGTGGCGCTGGCTCGGAAGAACGTGACCATCCGCCAGAACTCCATTCGGAATACCGGCGTGCAGGGGGCAAGTGCCGGGAACCAGTATGCGCCGGCCCAGGCCGCGCCGGTTGCGCCACGCACCATCCGAGCGCGCGATCAGCGTGGCGTGCTTCATGAAGCGCCAGCCGGGACGGCTCTCCCGGCTGGATGGAAGATGGAGCCATAATGCCGGCGCCTGGATGGACGGTCGTGCCAGAAGCGGCGGCTGGCTGGACGCCTGTCGCAGAGCCGACGCCAGCACAGCCACAGCAGTCGCGCGTCGGTCGCGCATGGGATACCGCCAATACGCCCCTGCTTCCCATTGTGGGGCAGGCGGCGCGGGCCATTGCGAATCATCTCGACACCGCCGACCGCAATACCAAGCAATCGATCTTGGAATGGTCCACGCTGTCGGACGTGGCGCGGAATCTCTGGCAGCATCCGACCGAGACGGTGCGTGGTGCCGTGGCGGGGATGGTCGAGGGCGGCGGCAACATCGTCGAGTCGATGACCTCTCCCGTTGGTATCGCGCTCACGTTGTCAGGGCTGACGCCGGACAGCGCCATTGTCAAAGAGGTGCCGGCACTTAAGGGGCTGCTCGCTTTGCCGAAGGTGCAGGCGCTCCAGCGGGCCGTCCAGGGCACGACGAGTGCCGCGATGGTGACGCATGGCGGATCGCGCGTGCTGAATGGCGATGTCGCTGGCGGGTTGGGCGAGATAGCAGGAGGATCGCTCGGAGTCATCTCAGCCGCCACGCCGCGCACGCCGAAGCCGCAGACGCGCCCGTCGCGCTTGACGCCAGCCGAGCAGGCCTCCAATGCCTTTGCCGAGCGTGAAGGCGTGCCGCTCGATGCGGCGACGGCCACGGGTAGCCGGTATCTACGGAATGTCCAAAAGCGGGCGGCGAACAGTCTCGGCGCCGAGGGCCAAGCCGAAGCCTTGATCCAGAAGCAGGCTGAAGCGTTGAGCGCGACGGGCCAGAAGCTCGCCAAGCAGGTCGCGCCGAACGTGCAAGGCACGGAAACTGGCTACGACGTGGGCGCTGGTATTCGTGATGTGCTCACGAAGCAGATTCGCGACCTCAATTCCGAGTCGGACGCAGCCTATAGCAAGGTGCGCGCAGCGGAAGACGCACAGATCGCCAATGCGCCGATCGTCCGCTCGAGAACCGTCGAGCCATCGGCGACCATTGATCGCTTGTCGGCGTTGGGTGAACGTCCATCGTCTGACGCGGTGGCGCGCGTGCTTTACGATGATGCGGTATCTCAGGGATATGGGGGCACATTTCGAGAATTTCAGCCATTAGCGGCCGAGAAGATCGCCACGGCTAATGGCCTACGTGAGGAAATGGCGTCGATGCGCGGAGACTATAACCCGCGCAGCATTTTGGAAGCCGTTGCCGACGAGGGCGGGATCAGTCTTGCGAAAGAAACGGGCCTAAAAGGCGAGATCCGGAGATGGCTGGAGGGGCAAGATCGAACGGTCGTCAAGGGTCGGCAATCACAAGAAACCGGGTTGCGCGGTGCCACGACGAAACGTGCCACGGGTGGCCTCAATGGTGTGCGTGGCGTGGTCTTCCCTGACCGTGGGCATTCGCTTGAGTCGATGGCGGAGCGGTTACGTGAATCGTATCCAGAGTTCCGGCATATCAGCGGCCCGTCAGACTTGGCGGATGCCATTGAAACCGCCGCGACATGGAAGGGCAATACAAGCGGCGAAGATTTGGCACAGTCGCTTGAGGCGGTAGGCGCGGGGCCTGGGACGAAGTGGTGGTCCGGTGACGTGCGAGAAGCCACGCGGGCGACGACGGAGCCGCAGCCGTCATTGCGGCAAGTTCCAAGCGCAGTTCGATTAACTGAAGCACGTTCTGATCTGGCGCCTTTGTATCAGTCATTGAAGCGGGAAGCCGCACTAACGCCGCTCATGGGCGGGCGGGGTCGGCTGCTGGTGGCGCTGGACAAGATCATGCAAGGGCCAGATGTGGCGCGCTTGTCCGATGTCGATAGCGTGCTCTCTGACCTCAAAGACGCCGCACGGGCGGACATTCCTGAATTGCGAACCAAGGCGCAGGGTGGGTATGCGAGAGCAGTCAGCGCGTTGGATCGGCAGGTGACGGCTGCGGCCGAACGCGGCGGCGTCCTCGATGCGCTCAAAGAGGGGCGAGCCGCCACAGCCCTGAAGTATCAGAAAGCCGCCACGCTAGATCTGTTGTCGGATAACCCACAGACCGTCTTCGAGTCCGTCACGCGACCGGGCAATAAGGGCTTGAGCAATCTGATCGAAGTGCGCCGGCAGACGCCCGATCAGATACCCAACATTGGGCGCGCCGTGGTGTCAAACCTAGTCGAAACCGCGTTTGAGGACGGCAAGCTCTTGCACGCCCAGAAAGCCTCGGCGGGATGGAACAAGATGAGCGATGCCACCAAGGCGATCTTGTTTCCCGACCCGAATCTACGGAAAGACCTCGGCGACTTCTTTCTGCTCATGAAGCGCGTTTCGGAGAACCCGAACCCATCCGGCACCGCCACGACATTGGGCACGAATCTGATCACGCAGGCGATGGTCGCCCCGGTCGGGAAGCTGCTCTATTCGCCCGGTGGCGTGCGGTTCCTGACGGCCATGTTGAGGCAGAAGGCGCCGGCCTCGGCGGCGGCACGAACCGCACTGGCGCAGCGCGCGGGCGTGGCGGCGGCCATCGCGGGCGCAAGGTCGGGTGGCGCCATGCCGGTAGGGATTCCAGTGATGGCTGGGCAGACTGATGACACTGAGCGATAGCGAGCGCCCCGATGACAGCGAGCAACAGCATCAAGCGCCACACGCGCGGAGGATCGTAGCATGTCTGTAGGTATTGCCTGCCCCCTTCCCCGGTTGGGATTCCCGCTCACCAGTGGGCTGAAGGCGTTCTTCTATCAGCCGGGGACCACCACCAAGCAATACACCTATACGACCTCGGCATTGTCGGTGGCGAACAGCAACCCGGTGCAGGCGGACAGCAATGGCCTGTTTCCGGCCGTGTTCCTCGATCCAACGCTCGGTTACAAGATCGTGATCGCGCCGTCCACGGATAGCGATCCGCCCAGCTCGCCGGTTTTCACGCAGGATTCCTTCTATCTGCCTGGGTCCAAGGTGTTCCAGAACACCGAACTGCAGGTGTATGACACGGACGGCGACCATCTCCTGACGGTCAAGCCGGGGTCGAACCTGACGGCTGACCGAACCTTGACGGTTACGACCGGAGACGCCAATCGCACCCTGACTCTCGGCGGCAATCTCACGGGCGATCAGGACGTGTCCACCACGGCCAGCCCGACGTTCGCCGTGGTCAAGGCGGGCGATGGCGCGGTCGGGGCGCCGGGGGTGACATTCGCCAGCGATACCGACACGGGGATGTATCGCATTGGTGCGAACAATATCGCGGTGGCGGTGAACGGCATCAAGACGCTGGAGTTCGACAGCACGAACTTTATCGACAGCCCGACGCAGCCGCGCGGGAGTGCCTACAACAGCGCCGCGCAGACGGTGACGGCGGGGAATACGACCCAGCTCACCTTCGACACGGAAGTCGCGGATGTCGGCAGCATGTTCGCGACCAATGCCTTGACCATTGGCACCGGGGCCGACGGCACCTATTTGATCACGGTCACGGCAAATGCGTCATGGACGACGCTCTCGAACGTGGTGCTGTATCTACACCTCAACAAGAACGGCACAACCATCCAAACCTCGAAGTTTAAGTCGGACGGGTCTAGCGTGAGCGCGGCGTGTCCCACCATAACGGCGGTCTTGACATTGGCCGCGACGGATGCCTTGACGGTCTACGGGCAAGCCGTGACGACCAATGTGGCGTTTGGATCCTCCACGGCGGCGGAAGCCTCCCGCGTGTCGTGGGTCAAGCTGTGGTAGGCGATCCCCTGGGAGACGGACATGAGCCACGACGATGAACCGCTGGGAGGCGTCGAGGCGCTTCGTGGCCGACTGCACAAGATTGGGGATATGGTGACGGTCCACGAGGGCACCTTGGCCCGTCATGAGATTGTCATCGGGCAGTTGTCGTCCGGCTTGTCAGATTTGCGTGAGACGGCAGCGACGAAAGAACAGCTCCAATACGCCCAGCACACGGTCACGGCCGACATCAAGGCGCTGAGCGTGCAGCTTGACTTGAAGCTGGACAAGATTACCGACGCCGTGGATACGCTCCAGTCGGGCGGCAAATGGCTGATCCTGCTGGTGGTCGGCGCGGTCGTGGCGGCCATCCTCGAGCTGGTCATCAAGTAGCCATGCGCGTCACGCCCGGTCGCGTCGTGTGGGCGTCGCTCACGCTGTGGCTGACATGGCTCGTCTGGCAGAACGGCAGCCCGTTCGGATGGTAGACGCGCAAGTCTTTCTGCCGTCCTGTCCTTGCGGGTCGGCGCTGTCGGTGGTGAGCTGGGCCACGCGCGGACCGTGCGTCGTCCAGTTGACGGCCTTATGTGCTGGGTGCTCGGCGGAAGTCCTCCTGAGTCCCACCGGACAGATTGACAGTCTGACGCCAGCCTTCGCAAAACCTGCTATACTATCGGGGCCTGATTGTGCCCATCCTGTGAACGCGGGAGACGCTATGGCCGATCCGAAACCGATCTGGAAGTCCAAGACCTTCTGGGTCAACCTGCTCCTTGGGGCCGCACAAGTCAGCGGCTACCTCCCACCGAAATACGGCGTCCCCGTGCAGACCGTCTCCAACGTCGTGCTGCGGGTGCTGACGGATAGTCCTGTGACAGTTTTGCCGCAGGCATGAGTCGCAAAGCACGTCCCACTCCGAAAGACCCGCCGAATCTAATTGTCATCTCAGACACCCATTGCGGCTGTCGATTGGGCCTGTGCCCACCTGGGGCTATTCCGCTCGATGATGGCGGCACCTATCACCAGAGCCCTTTTCAAGTCGCCATGTGGCGACTCTGGCGTGAGTTCTGGGATGTCTGGGTACCAGAGGTCACACGCGGGGAAGCATTCGACTTGGTGCATAACGGAGACGTGATCGACGGCGTGCATCACAACAGCACGACGCAGATTAGCCACAACATCGAGGATCAGCTCCGCATCGCGGAAGCGTGTCTGGCGCCCATCGTTGCGGCATGCAAAGAGAGCGGTGGCACCTACTACCACATCAGAGGCACAGGCGCACACGTCGGACAGTCCAGCGTCTACGAAGAGATGCTGGCACGTCGTCTTGGTGCAAAACCAAATAGTCAGGGCCAGCACGCCCGCTATGACCTGTGGAAGCGCGTAGGCGGTCTTGGCGGGCCATTGGTGCATCTGCTCCATCACATCGGCACAACCGCGTCCGCCGCGCACGAAGCCAGCGCCATCAACGCCGAACTGACAGCGACCTACGTCGAAGCGGCACGGTGGCGGCGTGACCCGCCGGACTACATTGTGCGTTCGCATCGACACCGCAGCATGGCCGTGGACTTGGACAGCGCGAGGGGATATGCCGCAGGGATCGTTACGCCAGCATGGCAAGGCAAGACGAGTTACGCCTGGAAGATCGCCGGCGCCAGATTGGCCGAACCGCAATTTGGAGGCATCTGTATTCGGCGCGGAGACGAGGAGCACTACTATCGACGTAAGGTCTGGAGCCTCGACCGAAGCGCCGAAGAGTAGCGGCATCGACAGATCGGCGTGGATGAAGGCGTTGTCGGAGGCGGGCGTGCCGCTGGAGAACGATCAATCGGCGCTCACGTTGCGGGAATTTGCCGAGCTGTTTGGCATGACGCCGCGTGCAGCGGGGTATCGCCTGTCCAATCTCATACAGGCCGGTAAGGCCGTCAAGACCTACAAGCTGTCAGACATCAAGGACCGTGGTCGCAAGATGCGCTGCATCGCGTATCGGTTGCTGTGATGCCGCTCGGGGATTGGCTCATCCTGCTCGTGTCTGGCCTGGAATGCACTGCTGCGCTGGCGTACGGATTCGACCGCCAGTTCGCGAAGGCGGTTATCTGGCTCGGCCCAGCGGTGTCCAACATCGCGTGGGTCTACTTCTCGGTGGGCCATGACTGATGCGCTGCCGCCGTTCTATCTCAAGGCCATGCGGCAGAACGGCCACAACGCCGATTGTGCTGTGGCGACGATTGCCACGCTCTGCGGCATCAACTACGAGGAATCGCTGGCGGCCTGTGTGACGGTGGCGCCGGATGTCCTGCTGTTCGGGATGACGTGGCCGGAGATTCGGAAGGCGTGTGAGGCCCTGGGCGTCGAGACGACGATCAAGCGGGCCGGCCGTTACGACATCAGCGAGGATACCGGCATCCTGCACGTCCGCAAGCCGAAAGTATCGCACGTCGTGTTTCTCTGGGCCGGTCGCATCATCGACGGCAACATGGAGATGTGGCTGGAGCCAGACGATTACCTGAGGCATTACAAGTGGACAGCCCAATCACTCTTGGTGAGAGCATGACTACAGACGCCCTGTTGACGGAGCGCGGCACGACCCACGGCAAGTTTGAAGACAATGCCCGCTATGGTCAAATGCTCCGTAGTCAGTTCCGCCAGTCGAAAGGCTGGGAGAACGCCACCCATGTGCAGCGGGAGGCGCTGGACATGATCGCGTGCAAGCTCGCCAGGATCATGAGTGGGCAAGCGTCATGGCCAGACCATTTTAGGGATTTGGCTGGTTATGCTGAGCTTGCCGCGAGAGATGCTGAGGCGCGTTTGGGGCTGGATATGCGGTGCTCGCGGCAGAAGGCGGGCAGCGATGAGTAGTCGCCTGCTTGACGACCTCTCGCCCGCGTTCCTCGGGCAAGCGTGTATCCATCTTGGAAGCGTGGTCGGGGCCTTCGTCGCCGGCCAGATTGTGCCGACACCAGGTCGGCTGAAAGGGTAGTCACATGAAGGCGCAGGACATTCTTGGATTCGCGTTGAAGTTGCCTGCCGTGATCGGCGGCGTGATGGGCATCGTCTCCAAGGTCAAGGACGCCCCGAAGGACGCCAAGGTACAGGCCGTGATCGATTCGATTCCCGATTCGGTCGCCCTCGCGGAGTTCAGCGTCGGGAAAGACCTCCTGAACGACGAGGCGGTCAAGACGGCCATCGAAAAGGTGGCCGCGCTCCGACATGACCTCATCGAAGCGGAAGCCGCACTCAAGGCCATCCTCGTCAAGAAGGCGGCCTGAATGCCACGCACCTTTCTCCGCCTCACCGAGATCACCGAGCAGGAAGGCCAGACGACCACGGTGGAGCTGTCGCTGGCTGAGGCGCTGTCGCGTCTGGGCTCGGCGCCGTCGTCTCCAGCGCCTGAGCCCGCACCGGCGCCGACGCCGACACCGACCGCCCAGGGCTATCACGGTCTTGCCTACGGGGATACCACCGCTTTGCAGGCCCGCTATCCGTCCATCGACATGGCGGAGGACGTGGCCGACTGGCACAGCGGCAAATGGGGCGCGGACTGGCCTGGCTTCGTGATCAACCAGGAACGCCGAGCGCAGTAATGGACCTCGGCCTGAACGGACTCGGCATGTCGGCAGATGACCTCCTCGCCGTGCGTGAGCGCGGTTGGAAACTGGTGCGGTTCACGACGTGGAGCCTGGGCGACGACGCGGCGCGCATCGGCTCGGCCATCGCGGAGGCGCGTCTGGCGGGCCTGTGGCCGGTCGTCGTCGTGCGTGACGCCGGGCAGTTGCGAGACCTGGGCACGGCGCTGGCGGGCTGTGATGTCGAACTGGCGAACGAGCCGGACGGGAATGTCGACGTCCACATCCCGCCCACCGACTACGCCGAGATGGCGCGGAACGCGGCGGTCATTGCCTATGAGAACGGTTGTCAGTTGTGGATCGGGGCGATCTCGAACGTCTCCGGATCCGCGCTGGCCTGGCTCGAGAAGATGCTCGAGGCGCTCGGGCCCGTGCCGGTCATCGGCATCAGCGCGCACGTCTACGAGGCGCCGGATTGGCCGCGGT